AAGAACTACTCCAAGCCTTACAAGTCGCAAGGTCGGTAGTTCTGAAGTTTCACTTTAGTGCAACATACGACACATTCAAATGACCAAGAACTTTACCCTCGCAGAACTGACTGCTACAAAAACAGGGCTTCCTAACGCTTTACCCAAGCACTTGGAACCCAACCTCCGTGCGCTTGCAGAAAACGTCTTACAACCCACGAGAGATGCATTAGGTGCGGTGAAAGTAACGAGTGCATACCGCAGCCCTGCGGTGAATAGCAAAGTAGGGGGAGCAAAGACCTCGCAGCATACGCAAGGACAAGCTGCCGACCTAAAGTTTGATGGCGGCAATGATGTGTTGTTCCATTGGATAAAGGACAATTTAGACTTTGACCAACTCATTTGGGAATTTGGCTCTGATACTGCGCCATCGTGGGTTCACGTTAGTTACTCAAGTAGCAAGAACCGAAAACAAATCCTAAAAGCAGTAAAGCACAATGGCAAAACTAAATACCTCCTCTTTTGATGAATGGCTTGACTCCCTTGAAACTAAACCCCAACCGACTTGCAATGTGGATTCTCCCGATGGCTGCGACTCTTGCGGTAGTTAGCAGTTGCGCTACTGTGAAACCAGTCCTAGAGAGTGTGATTGTAAGGGACACGGTCATTGTCACCAAGACAAAGTACCTGACCGACACGCTCGAACTCTACAAGGACACGA